CTGAGCTGTGTGCTCAGGACGCTGGTCCCGCCTTCGTTGATGTCAACGATTAACGCACTACCAGCTGGGGCTGTGGTCACCGTTGCCTTCACCGCCGTAAGTGTCCCAGCCGTTGGCATTCTGAAGGTGATTTTTCCTGTCCCCGTTGTCAGCGCCGTGGTCTCATCACTGCAGGCGATGACATAAATGTCAGCCGTCGTAAGTGACACCCATGCGGTGTCGTAATCGGTTCCGCTTGCTTTCGCCAGCACTTGGCCCGTAGTGCCACCCGCGTCAACTCCTATGCCATCGGCTCCATCTGCACCGTCAGCGCCTGCAGGCCCGGTAGCCCCGGTAGGCCCCTGGGGGCCAGCTAAAGTGCCGAGCGATGACCATGCAGATACGTCCCAAACATAAAAATTATCGTCAGCCTCGACTAGATAAACATCACCCTGAGTAGCACCGCCAGGCAAGTCGCCGACAGTCGCCACAGTCCCCAGGACTTCAAAAGCAGCGGCGCCAGCCCCTACCTCGTCGAGATTGCCTGTAAAAGGATTAAAGTTATAAGCCATATTTAAGTCCTAGCTACAGAAGAAAGTGAACCACTGACATAAGTAAGAGTTAATGTTGCTACCACTGTACCGCTTGATCCACCGATACGATGAACAAGGACTTGATCTCCATTAGTTGGTGCCGCAGGTGGAGTAATTCCTACATAATCATAAGGAGGTATAGAAAGACCACCTACATCTCGTACAAGTTGTCCGTATGACATTGTGTTAAATAATAAAAGTTTAAATTTTAGAAGCTATATTTAGCCCCAAGTTTAGCTGATGCTTGGATTGGTTTACCGATATTGATTTGATCTTGTGTAATACCTTTTACTTCACCATAGGCAGAAAGTTTTTCAGTAAGACTTGCTTTGACACCAACTTTAGCAGATGCTTCAGTTGTTACAGTACCTCCATCAGGTAGGACAAGTGCTGGACCACCTTGGATATACCATGTAGAATTTTCACCAAGTGTACCTTCATAACCTACATCGTTACGAATAATAGTACCTTCAGAATCAAGACCATCAAATTTCGTTTCTGATTCAATGTTTACGTAAGGACCAGCAACTGCAGGAGTGGAAAGAATAACAGCAGCGGGGAGGATAGCAAGGAATTTCATTTTAGTTTGTTTAAAAAAGAATAAGTGTATTTTGTACGATTGCCATGAATACCCCAGCCTAACCAGTAGTAAGCAGCATTCATGTAGTAACGTACTGTTTGATGATTAGTTTGAAAAGCATAAAGATCTTTTCTAAACCTCATCTCATTAATCATGTAATTAGTTTGACATTTAAGACCACTAGGATCTTCGTTACGTTTAGTACAATGGTTGCTAAGACCAATGTAACGATGTTTAGATGTCCATTGAATTAAACCATAACCACCACGAAGACATCTATCATAAGGAACGATAGCACCACCTTCGCAGATGTTAGGTTTAAAGTTAGACTCTTGTTGGATGTTACCCATAATGACTGCCAGTGCTGTACGGTCTGTCACACCAGCAGAAGCCTGTAGTTGTTCTAGAACGTACTGCTGAGGCGCAGTACATTGTGGGCATTCAATCATTTTTTCTTAGCAGTTTTAACAACTCGTTTAACAGTAGGAGTAACTTTTTTAGCGACTCGTTTAGCAGTAGGAGTAACTTTTTTAGCGACTCGTTTAGCAGTAGGAGTAACTTTTTTAGTAGCTTTTTTAATCATTACCAAATACCAGGGATAATTTGACCAGTTAGTGTATACGCTCCAAGCGCAGCAATCACACCTAGCATAGCCAGGCGACCGTTTAGTTTTTCTGCTTTTTCGTTATGATTCACAGTGTAATTTTCGTCAGTGTACATGGTGGGTTCTTTTGCAAAGAGGTTTTGTTGTCCGTGTTCGTTGGTGGTAACAGTCATTAGAATGAAATCTCAGAGTTTTCTAGTTTACGCATAATGTCTGATCTGTAAGCAGGATCTTTATCATAACGTGGATCTGACATAGCTTCAACAAGTTCAGCCTGACTACGAAATGAAGCATTCTTTTGATTAGAACCTTTACCTGTCAACATTTGTCCTTCTTTACCTACAGCATCAGTATATTTACTATACAATGATTGTACTGCAAAGAAAATTGAGTTAGGATTACCTTCTGCCATAACAGAATCATACATCTTTATTTCTTCTTTAGATATAGATTCACTAGCCCAACCAATCATTGATTTATAAGCTTGTTTACCACCAACCATTTCAAACAACTGATCAGCTTGTTTTTCAGAAAGAACTTCTTTAGTAGATTCTTTTTGCTCTTCTTGGTTCTCTAGTACTTCTTCGGGGGCTTCTTCTTGCTCCCATTCTTCACTGGTTTCGGGTTCATTTTTTGGTTGTCCTAGTTTACTTTGTAGTTCAAGGTAAGCCTGTTCCAGAGCTTGTGGATCTGAAAACTTACCTGCAAGTAGTTGTGATTCTCCTGAAATAGATTCTGCTACTTCAAAAGAGTTCTGCTCATCAGCATTAAATTCAGGCTGATCAGCAGGGGCTTCATTCATTGTTAAAGTTTCTGCCATATTATTG